ACAATTAAAAGAAAATTATCTTAAACTAAGACAATTGGTTACAGATACATTTAGTGGAGATAGATTAGAAAAACTAAACAAGATGTATGACGATTTAGAAGATAGAGTTATAGTAGCACCGGCATCCGGTAAAGAAGAATATCATTATTGTCACGTTGGTGGGTATGTAGAACACATACTACACGTCGTTGACACGGCAAGAAAGATGTCAGACTTATTTGAAGTAGCAGGTGGTAGTGTAGAATGGTCAGATGAAGAATTGGTATTCGCAGCACTACATCACGATTTAGGTAAGGTCGGTGATTTAGAACAAGAACATTACATTCCACAAGACAATGATTGGAGAGTAAAGAACCTTGGAGAAATTTACATCGCAAATACTGATATACAAAATATGAGAGCACCGGAACGAGGACTATTTATATTACAACACTATGGTGTATCGTGTAGTCTCAACGAAACTCTCGGTATAAAATTAGCAGATGGATTATATGATGAAGCAAATGAATACTACCTAAAAGTATTTGACGCAAGAAAGTCATTAAAGAACAGACTACCATATATTTTACATTGGGCAGACCATATGTCTACCGTGGCAGAGTATGATGAGTGGAAAAGAGATAATCAAAAGGAATCAGAAAAGGTCCAGGACTCAGTATCAAACATTAAACAAGCGGTTAAAACGGAAGTTAAAAATAAGTTTACTGAATCATCAGACGCTAAGGATATCTTTAACGAACTATTTGGAGAGAAAAAATGATAGGATATATAATACTAAGTTTAATCGTAATAACATTAGGTTGGACTACATTTAATCTAACGAGAAAAGTAGAACGACTTGAAACTTGGATTGAAGATTATGCACAAAGAATACAAGATACTCAACGAGTATTAAAAGAGATTGATAGTAAAGGAGACTTCGAGGCAGATGATGAAGTTGGTGTCATCTTTACATCAATCAAAGAAGCAATAGACGAGTTAAACGAAATAACAGAAGAGGAGTTATAATGCCGAGAAAAGCAAAAAAAGGTTCACCAAGATATTACTTTACACAAGATACAGAGAATGCTATCATTAGACACAATAAAGAAACTCGTCCACATATGAGGGAACGAATTTACAACGAACATATCAGGAATGCCTTTGAAAAGTTGGCAGAGAATATTATTCATACATTTAAGTTTTATTACTTTGATGTTCCGAGTGATGATGTTAAACACGAGGTAGTAAGTTTTCTATATATGAATATGCATAAGTTTACCGAGGGTAAAGGAAAAGCATTTAGTTATTTCAGTATTGTTGCTAAGAACTATTTGATTCTACATAACAACAACAATTATAAGAAGATGAAACAAACTGATGGTGAAGAAGTTACTGATTACAAACGAGACCCAGTCAAAGAAGCATCAAGAGATGACTTACTTCAGGCAAAAAAAGAGTATGTTGATTTGTTTGTTGAGTATTGGACCAATAATCTGACAACAATTTTTAAAAGAAAACAGGATATGGATGTCGCTAATGCAGTATTATATCTAATGGAGAATCGTCAGAACATTGAAAACTTTAATAAAAAAGCTCTATACATTATGATTAGAGAAATGACCATTCGAATACACAACACATTACTCGTGTTGTTAATGTGATGAAGAAACATCACGTTAATCTACAAAGAAATTATTTAACTACTGGTTCCATAGAAACTAAATGGACAGGTAGTTGGGACAATTTATAACAGATGTAACAAAGGGCAGTATTTCTACTGCCCTTGTAATTCCACCTTTATTTGTTGAGTAATCCTAATATCACCAATAGTGATATGAATCCAGCAAATCCTGCATTACCAATTAGATTTACTAAATTAATTAGATTACCCACAATGTCTATGCCTAAGAATCCACCTACAAATACTAATTGTACGAGAACACCTAATCCGATAATATGAAGTAGTATATCTTTAATTCCACCTACTGCTTCCATTACCATTTTCATAGTTTCTTTCATTGCGTTTCCCCCTTTTATTAATCTAAAAAAGTCGGTATTATCCGACTCGTATAATAACTATAAGTCAAATTTAAAAAGATAAACTGATATATAAATATATATCCCTATTTTTTAACATTTAACTATTTATTATTAGGTAAAAACTATGGCAAAAGATTACGAAATATTCGAGGGAAAAACCCTATCAGATGTCTTTAAGGACATATATGATAATTCTCACACTAATAAAAAACAATTAGAAGTTCTAATGAAAGAGGTTGTGGGATTTATTAAGGACGGAGATACAGCCGTTCAGATTATCCCTATGCTAAAAGAGTATTTAGAAATCAATGTTAAGAACGATGAACAACTTGTTAAGTTAGCAACAATTGTTCAAAGAATTACAGCAGCTGAAAAACGAGCAACATCTGATGAGGGTGAGTTCGGTTTATCAGAAGCAGAAAAACAACAACTGATGAGTGCAATAGAATCAGATGTTCAAGAGTTACAAATAAAGAAAGATGAAATAGAGTCTTCAATCACTAAGGAAAATTAATGTTAAAGTTTGAACCAGCAGAGGTTCTTGAAGTATTCACGGATACTCTTGACGAATCTTTAATTGGTGCCGTAAGAGCAAGATACAATGTATCATCACAGGGATACAAGTTTAGTCAGGTTAGTATATTTTATCCATTGGACCCAAATATTTTACAGATTCCAGTTCAAGGTGAAGAAGTTCTATGTTGTGAGTTTTCCGGTGAAAGATATTATTTATCTAAATTGAACAACAAAGGTTCAGTCACAAATAATTCAAACTTCGGTGTTAGTGCTTTTAGACAGACATCAAAAGATACTGAGTTTAAGTTTGGTAAATATTTTAATCCTTCTTCTCGTGCAAGAAAACTATTCTCAAGAGAAGGTGATACGATTATACAAGGACGATTTGGTAACTCAATTCGTTTAGGTAGTAATCAGTTTATGTCCGGTAGTGGACCTGGTCAAGAAAAAAGAGATTTAACGGAATCACCAAATATAAAAATTGTAGCAGGTGGATTTACAAATGGTTCAGTTTATTCTGAAAGATTAGTTTCTGATATATCTTCGAAAATTATATCAGAAGAAAAAAGTTCACTCTACTTAACAACGGATGAATATGTTCCGTATGAAGATGTAGGAGTAACACCAACATTTGATAATAATCCAACATATTTTAAACCACAGGTAATTATACAATCAGATAGAATTGTATTTAATTCTAAAGGTGAAGAAGGTGGAATAGGTATTTACTCAAGAGATAATGTTGAAATTAAATCAACAGATAAAGTTGAAATAGATTCACCAACAATAGATATTGGTTCTAATAATCTTTCACCAGCGGTGTTGGGTAATGATGACTTTGTAGGATTTATTACTATACTTGCTAACCAAGTAATTGTAGGTATGGAAACACAAAGACAAACATTATTAACTGCAAGTAATGGAACTGAAACACCACCAAGTTTAAAACTGAAAGATGAAATAAAAAGATTAGAAGAAGTTAGAGATAACAAACTTTACTTAAGTAAAAAAATAAATGTACAATAGGAGTAGTAATGAAGAAAAATGACTTAATAAAAATAATCGAATTAGTTGTCCGCAAAGAAGTCAAAAAACAGATGACCGAGATATTTATTAATGAAAAAGAAGAAATCAAATTATCAGAAGTGATTTCTAAACCAAACCCAAAAGTAGTAAAAAAACAAAGACCTAAAAAACAATACTCAAAAAATAAAACATTAAATGAAGTATTGAACAAGACAAATCCATTAGGTTCAAGTCAGACTGACGAATACCCTTCATTAGGTGGTGGAGTATTAGGTAGTGATAATATGGCAGAAGTTTTAGGATATGGTAATTTGGGTGGAAGACAAAACAAAGAAACCGCGAGAGAAGTTGGAGCAGTTCAAACAATTCAAAAGGCAGGTGTTAAAGTTGACCAGGTCCCGGAGGATGTTGTAAACGCATTAACTCGTGATTACTCTGGTTTGATGAAAGCAATAGATAAAAAGAAAAAAGGCGAAGGTAATTATAGACCATAATGGCTAATGTAAGAGAAATAGATAGAAATGATGATGTGTATGTTGGAATAGAATTTCCATTAGACCACAATCTAACAGGATTTTTTAGACAATCCAAGACTATACAACAACAAGTAAAGTCTAATATTAAAAATCTATTGTTGACATCAAAAGGTGAAAGAGTTTTCCAACCTGATTTTGGTTGTGATTTACGAGATTTGTTGTTTGAACAAATAAATTCTGAAACCTTAGATGGTGTTGATAATAGTATTAGAATTGCTTTAGATACTTGGTTACCCTATGTTAATATAAATGATTTAATAATTATTCAAAATGAATCTAATCCAAATGAGATAACGATATCACTTGAATACTCAACAACACTTCAACCAGACGCACTTGATAATATAACCTTTAACTTGGTTGTAGGAGAATAAAATGGCTACTAATGTAGATTACAATACAAATAAAAAAATAGTAAAAAAAGATGTAAGTTATCTCGGAAGAGACTTCTCATCAATAAGAGAAAACTTATTAGAGTTTGCAAAAACTTACTTCCCAAATACACATAATGACTTCAATGAATCATCACCAGGTATGATGTTTATCGAAATGGCAGCGTATGTCGGTGATGTATTGAATTACTATGTTGACAATCAATTTAAAGAAACTCTAATAGAATATGCAGAGGAAAGAAAAAACATTTTTGATATTGCACAATCGTTGGGATACAAACCAGCATTGGCAATACCAGCAACCGTAGAGTTAGAAGTTTCACAAATAGTTCCAACGAAGAATGATGGTAGTGGGGGGCGTATACCGGACTTAGATTATGCCGGAGTAGTTTCTGCTAATTCAATAATTAGTTCAGATACTGGTGTTGACTTTACCATATTGGATGATGTTAATTTTAAAGTAAAAAGTGCGTTGGATAACAGAGTTGATACAATTCTAAAACCAGCATCAGGAACAACACCAACACAAGTTAGGTTAACTAAAAAAGTGTTAGCAAAGTCCGGAGATACTGTAACAGAAACTTTCTCATTTACAGGAGCAAAGAAGTTTGATAAGATTACATTGTCAAATCAAAATGTAACTGAAGTTGTATCCGTTACTGATAGTAATAGTAATAAGTTTTACCAGGTTCCATTTTTAGCACAAGATACAGTATTTGAATCAATAGAAAATACTAATTTAAATGACCCTACATATTCTTCATTACAAACCGATACACCATATATGTTAAGGTTAATTAAGACGGCAAGAAGATTTACAACTTATGTTCGTGAAGACAATAAGATGGAACTAAGATTTGGTTCAGGTGTTAGTGATAATCCAGATGAAGTATTGGTTCCTAATCCAGATAATGTTGGTTCGGCTTTAGGATTTGGAGTATCACATTTAGATACAGCATTTGACCCAACAAACTTTATGAAAACCAGAACTTTTGGTTTAGCACCAAGTAATACAACACTAACAATTACATATCGTTATGGTGGAGAAGTTGAACACAATGTTAGAAGTAATTCAATTACCTTCCCAAAGAATATAACATTTACAATTCAGGAAGATGGATTAACTTCATCATTAGTTCAAACATCAAAAGATAGTTTAACCTTTACAAATCCAACCGCAGCATCAGGTGGAGCAAGTGAAGAAACCTTAACTGAAATAAAACAAAATGCATCCGCATACTTTAACGCACAAAATAGAGCAGTTACACAAGCAGACTATATAACGAGAGTTTATTCTTTACCACAAAAATATGGTAATATTGCAAAAGCATATGTTGTTCAAGATAAACAACTACAAATAAATAACAATAATACGGAAGAGATTGATAATCCTTTGGCATTGAATATGTATTTACTCGGTTATGATAATAACAAATATTTGACACAATTAAATGAAGCAGTAAAGCAGAATTTAAAAATGTATTTATCACAATACAGAATGGTTACAGACGCAATAAATTTAAAGAATGCTTACATTATTAACTTTGGAATTAAGTTTGGAATTATTACACAGAGAGGATTTAATCAAAATGATGTATTGTTCAAATGTATACAAAGAGTTAGAAATCACTTCAATATAGACAAATGGCAAATCAATCAACCAATTATATTGAGTGATGTAGCATATCAGATTTCATTAGTAGAAGGTGTAGCAAGTGTAGTTCCACCAGACGGAAATGATAATGGAAATCCATTGATAGTTGTTGAAAATAAAGCTACAACATCAAGTGGATATAGTGGTAATGTTTATGATATTGAACAAGCAACCAGAGATGGTGTAGTTTATCCATCAAAAGACCCAAGTATATTTGAATTGAAATATCCAAACACCGACATTGTTGGTAGAGTATTGGGAGAAATATAATGCATTATTTTGAATTTGGAAAAAGAGACGCAACCATTTATTCAGGTGGAACAACAAGTTCTATCAATACAGGTTTAGATGAGATATTAGAAATTAATAAAAATGTCAATCAAAGTGGAGCAGTATCAAACATATCAAGAATATTGATTGACTTTGATTACACATATATTTCAGAATCGATTCAAAGTGGAAAGATTCCTGCTTCTGCAAAATTTTATTTAAATTTATATGACGCAACTTCAGAAGAAGTAGAAGCAGAGCAAAGTGTATTTGTTCATATGGTTAGTGGAAGTGCTTGGAAACAAGGAACAGGTAAACTTGACCATAGTCCAGTAACATCAGACGGAGTAACTTATCAATATCGTGACCACGAAAATCAAACACCTTGGGTTTCCGGAACAACATTGACCGACGGAGGTAGTTGGTGGTTGAATAAAACTGGACAATATGCAGTTAGTTCGTCATATCAAATAACATTTGACAAAAAAGATGTTAGAGCAGATGTGACAGACTTAGTTAAGAACCACATTTATTCAAGTTCAGTTTATCCTAATAGAGGATTTATTGTAAAGAGAAAATCACTTCATACGGGTTCAGCAGATTTTTCATTTAATCCGGGTGGAGATTCTACACAAGATGAAAGTAGTTCAGATAGATTAGGAAATTTAAAATTCTTTTCAAGAGAAACCCATACAATCTATCCACCTAAGTTAGAAGTAGTGTGGGACGATAGTTCTTTTTCAACAGGAAGTTTATCAGCATTATCATCAACTGATTTAGAAAGATTAAAAATATATTTCAAAAACCTAAGAACAGAATACAAAGAGGGTTCTATTGTTAAGTTAAGATTGGTTGGTAGAGAATTATATCCAACAACTTCTTTCTCAACAACCCCTGCTGAGTTATCAGTTAAGTTCTTACCAAGTGCATCAGCATTTTATTCAGTTAGAGATGCGGATACAGAAGAAGTAATTATTCCATTTGGAACGGGTTCTAAAGTTAGTTGTGATTCAACTGGTAATTTCTTCAATATACAAATGAACGGATTACAAGCAGAAAGAAATTATCGTTTTTGTGTTAAGGTTGTTAGTGGTAGTGGAACAACAGATGAACAAATAAATTTCTATGATGATAATTACGAATTTAGGGTAGTAAGGTAATGCCATTTAAATCAGCACAAGAGGCGATACAAAAAACAAACTCTGAACATTTTAGAAGATTTAGAGAACTTGAAAAAGAAAGAATTAGAAAACAGATTCTTGCAAAAAGAACTGATTACTTAACTAATCCAAAGTTTAATACAAGTCTTACACGAGATGGTCGTGGATTTATAGTTTCATTTGAAGACCCAGAAGCTTTTGGTAAAGGTATAATCGTAGGAGAACCAGAACCAGAATACGAACAAGTTACACTTGATATTAAAGAAGAATATTTCAACGATAGATACTTAGACAAAATAAACAGAACCTTTGAAGACTTTAAGGACGAATAATGCCTAACTACGGATTTACAGAAAGAGAGTTATCAACTTACTTCAAACCTAACCAAACAAACATTTCAACATTTGGTAGAGTATTTGATTTTAATAACTTTGAAAGCGACCCAACCGGAATATATCTTGGACAAAAAGATTATGTTAAATTGTGCGTTTATGATATTGAAACAAATGAGATTGTAAATGAAACAACTTTACGAGTTAGAGATTTAAGTCCAGACTTTGATTTAAAATATTTAAAATTAAATATCGGAAAACACCTAAGAGATTTAGGAATCAATGATGGTGATTATAGAGTTTTATATAAATTCTTAAGAAAGATTGCCGGAGACGATATTCAATTTTTCACATATGAAAAAATAGAT